ATGGAGACTGGGATGCATTTGAAGATTCAGCATTTCCTGAATTTAATAAAGCACTACACATTGTTGACCCCTTTGAAATACCTAAAGGCTGGCAGCATTTTCGTGCTGCAGACTGGGGCTACGCTTCTCCTGCTTGTGTTCTTTGGTTTGCTATTGATTATGATAATAACTTATGGATATATCGAGAATTATATACCAAAAAGATTACGGCAGATGTATTTGCACGAAAAGTCTTAGAGCTAGAGCGTGGAGAATACATACGCTACGGGGTCTTAGACGCTAGTACATGGGCAAAGCGAGGTGATATTGGTCCTAGCATTGCAGAAACAATGATACAGCAAGGATGCCACTGGAGACCTTCCGATAGAACACCTAAAAGTAGAATCAGCGGTAAATTAGAAATTCATAAGCGATTAAAAATTACTGATGAAAAGAAAAAGGAACCAGGACTTAGAATATTTTCTACTTGTAGAAATTTAATTCGTACTTTTCCGCTTTTACCTTTAGATGATAATAATCTTGAAGATATCAATACACACGCAGAGGATCATGCTTATGATGCATTAAGATACGGATGCATGAGCAGACCTATGCACACACGTTACGCAGACAGATTTAATAAAACTCCCAGACCACAATTTCAACCAGCGGATAGAATATTTGGATATTAGGAGTGTCAAGAAAAAAGATAAAAAAATTACCAGAGATTAATAAAAATAATTTTCCGTATGATTTAGTAATTGTATACTGGGAAGATATAATCAGTAATTCAGAATGGACTTATATTTCAGAAATTAAAAAATCAAAAACTGCTATTTGTAAAAGTGTTGGCTGGCTAGTTGAAGAGAATTCTAAAACAACAGTTATTATGGCAGATTTAGGTTTTGAAGATAACCAAGAGATTAAACAGGGTGGCTCATATACCACTATACCTACTAAAAACATATTGTCAATTAAAAAAATAAAACTATAGGAGGAACCCGTGGCAAAAAAGAAAAGAAAAAAAAGAACAATCCAAGATGTTATTGAAGATATCCGAGAGTTGCATGAAAAGGAAGAAGAATTACTAATGGAGCTTGAAGAAAAAACAGACATTGATGAAGGAGAAGAATAATGGAAAAAAACTTTGATCCAAAAGCTAAAGTTAAACAAGGAGATCTTGGTTCAGCACCTGATGGCAAACAGCCAAATCAGGAAGCAACTAATATTGACTTTTCTAAGGATGCCCCTAGAAAAGGTGAATCTGAAACTGCTTTGAAAGATATTAATTATCCTAAAGGGTCAGGAAAAGAACATGTACAAGATTCACTATTTAAATTAGCAGATGAAAAAGATTACTAATGGCTGAGTCAAAATTATTAGATATTGCAGAAGAGATAAAAAAATTATCTACTTCTGGCAATATAATAGAAATAGAAGAATATAAAAAAGGTAAAAAGGTAGAGAAACAACAGAGACAGCAAGAACAGCAGAGACAACTAGATAGAGTAGGTAGAGATAAAAAAAAGAAACTTCCAATATATGTTATAACAAATGAATCTACAAATGGATATAAAATAATTCTTACCAAACCTAAAAATAATAAGAAAAATAAAAACTATTCAAATCAATAAAAAATAAGGAGAAAAAACTATGCCGTATGGATATAAATATCCTGCAGATAATGAGATCTATAAAGGAAAAATTAAACAGGGAGACCTGTCTGATGTTCCTGATGGAAAACTTTATCGTGAAGGATTAAACATGAAGCCCAATGAAAAAATTAAACAAGGGGATCTAGGGACTGCACCAGATGGTCCAGGAAAAAAAGAAAAAGTAGATGCATCTATTTTTAAGAATGATAATAATCCTACAAATAAAAAAGAAAAAGTAAGAAATTATTAAATTAAATGGCTAAAAAACCATATACGGAAGAGTATCATCCTCTTGTAGGACATATTCGATCTAAATTTCAACAAGCAGAAACATCTCGTTTATATGATGAGAAGAGATGGCTCACAGCTTATAGAAATTACAGAGGTATATATGGTCCTGAAATGGCTTTTCGTGAAAGTGAAAAGTCAAAAGTTTTTGTTAAAATTACAAAAACAAAAGTATTAGCAGCTTTTGGTCAAATTATAGAAGTCCTATTTGGTTCAGGAAAATTTCCAATTGGAGTTGAGCCAACTTCTGTTCCTGAAGATATGGCTGAGTATGCACATTTAAAACAACCGAATCAACCGAAGCAACCACAAGCTCCTAATGGAGCAGGTGGTTTACCACAATCACCTTATGGATTTCCTGGTGATGGAGAAGAACTTCCACAAGGCGCAACAGCTGATTCTCTTATAAAAGATATTGCTCAAAAATATCAGTCATTAGGATTTGATGAAGGTCCTGCACCTGATTTAAAATCAATGCCTCAGATTGAGCCTGCTAAACTTGCAGCAGAAAAACTTCAAAAAGTTTTACATGATCAACTAGAAGAAACAGATGCAATTAAAATTCTTCGACATGTATTTTTTGAAGCTGTTTTATTAGGCACAGGTATTTTAAAAGGTCCATTTACTGAAGATAAATCTTATCATTATTTTGATAATTCTACAGAAAAAGAAAGCATATATATTGAAAAGGTAAAATCAGTTCCAAAATTAGAAGCCGTATCTTGTTGGGAATTTTATCCTGATCCGAATTGTACTAGTATTGATGATGCAGAATATGCAATTCAAAGGCATTCCTTTAATAAACAGCAGTTTGCAGATTTAATAAAACGTCCTTTATTTAATGAGGATGCTATTAAGGACTGTTTAGAAATGGGTCCTAATTATCAAACTCGTGGATATGAGTCTTCATTATACGATAAAGAAAATATTGAACATTTATATAAAAATAGATTTGAAGTTTTAGAATATTGGGGCTTATTAGATAAAAGAATTGCTAAAGAGATTGGTTTTGATCATGATGACGAACTAGATGTAGTATCTATAAATGCATGGATATGTGGTAATAAAGTTTTAAGAATTATACAAAATCCATTTACGCCAACACGAATACCTTATATGATATGTCCATATGAATTAAATCCATATCAGTTTTTTGGCATTGGTGTTCCAGAAAATATGGAAGATTCACAACAAATTATGAATGGTCATGCACGAATGGCTATTGATAATTTGGCACTATCAGGTAATTTAATTTTTGATATTGATGAAACTTTATTAGTACCAGGTCAGGATATGAAAGTATTTCCTGGTAAAATATTTAGAAGACAGAGCGGGCAACCTGGTCAGGCAATACACGGAGTTAAATTTCCAAGTACAACTAATGAAAATATGATGATGTTTGATAAATTCAGACAATTAGCGGATGAAGCTACAGGAATTCCATCATATTCACATGGGGCTACAGGAATACAATCAACTACAAGAACTGCAGCAGGTATGTCAATGTTAATGGGTGCTGCAGCATTAAGTATTAAAACAGTTATTAAAAATATTGACGATTATTTATTAAAACCCCTAGGTCAAAATTTATTTTATTGGAATATGCAGTTTAATAATGCTCTTCCTGAAATAAAAGGTGATCTTGAAATCAAAGCAAGAGGTACTTCTTCTCTAATGCAAAAAGAAGTTAGATCACAAAGATTGATGACATTTATGCAAACAGCATCTAATCCTTCATTAGCACCGTTTGTTAAGTGGCATACTATTTTAAAAGAAATTGCAAAATCATTGGATATTGATCCAGATCAAATTATTAATGATCCAGAAAAAGCTGCAATTTTTGCACATATAATGGGGGTAGCAAATGGGAATATCGCACAAACAAATCAAGGAGTTGACAACCAGCCCGCAATGGCTAATACTGGAGCAGTACCTCCAGGAGCTTCAGCGGCAGATCCAACTGGAGTTGGAGGTGGCAACATCGGAACAGGCACTGTTCCGTTGCCAGGGGAAGCTGGTTTTAGTACGCCAACTCTTAAATCTTAAATCACAATTAAATAGAGTAAAAACTTATGTCACAGAAGGGATTAAAACTAACTAACGGAGTATGGCAAAATTATGATATAACTACATCTAATGATGTAGGATATAATGATTTTATTCAAAATGCTAAATTAGAAAAAGTAGTTGACAATACGCCTGAAAGATCTGTTTTTAAAGCTACTGATGATATTTCTAGTAGTGCATATGATGGTGCATTTGATAATGTTATACCATATTGGATAACCCAAAAAGATAAAGAAGATAAGAATGTTTTTACTATCCCTGAATCTGAACCTTTTACTTATTCAACAATTGATAAATTTGGATACGATTATCCAACATATCAATTACCAAAAAAAGAAGAACCATCAAAATTTATAACAAAACTTGGTGAATTTGGTACAGCAATAAAAGAAAAAACAAAAGGTTTCTTTGAAAAGCCCATTTCCTTTTTGCCAGGTGGAAGTATTGCAGGTCTTATACATAAAGCTACAAGACCTAATGCTAATGAGTCCTTTAGAGGAGTTGCTGGACTTTATAGTAGAGAAGTTAGTCTTATGAGTAGTTATGGATCAATTAAACCTACTGAAGGTAATCCTACAGGAGACCCACGAAAAGATGATGCTGGTTTTAATATAATTTCTGGAGCAGGAAATTATAATATGTTAGGGACTAACTCTAGAAGACATAATATGCTTATGGCAGCTAATATTTATGAAAAAAATTCTAAAGAATGGAAAAATGAACGAAATAAAATAAGAGAAGATTTTGAAGAAGAGAAAAAAACAGGAATTATAAATAATACTTATAATATAGATTCTTCAGGAAGTCATGGTAAAGATAAAACACCACCAAAACAAAATGGTGATGGTCAAACTAAAACAATATCTAAAACTAAATCAGTAGTAGCACGAAGTGCCCCAAGTCAATATAGAGAAGGGGGAGGAGAGCATGGTGGAGGATCTGTAACTCCAGCACAAGCAGGAATGGTAGGAAAATATGATGGAGGGTTAACATAAAACATGGCAATAGATTATACAGGAAAAGTAACAACAACAGGAATGATGAATAAATCTCCAGGAATTAATCTACAAGTACCTGATATGAGTGGATTAACTGTACCAGAGCAGCCAGTGCAACCAGTACGACAAGTAGTTAAGGAACCAGTACGAAGTAAAAATAATATTCTTGAAAGATTACAAAATGTAACAGCTGAAGATATAAATGTAATAGCACCATTTTTATCTCCATCTGTTAAATCAGTATTAGTTAAAATAATGCCTGAAATATCACAGTTATTTGAAAAAATTGGTACAGACGAAGAGACTATACCATTAAAAGCTTCGGTTTTTACTTCATTACCTAATGATATTCAGAGTTTTATTATCGAATCTAGTACCCAACAGATGGATACTAATAATGTGCCACTTGATACAGCACCACAATCACAAAGCTTAATGGCTAAATCAGAAGATAATTCTGGTACTATGCCACAAGATGATTCAGTGGGTGCAGATATAAGCCAAGACTTAGTCTAGTATCAACCCACAAATTATGGAAGTGAGCCACCCTTATCCATAAGGCACTCAAACCTAAGAGGAAAAAATGGAAGATAAAGAAAAGGAAGCTACAATTTCGCAAGAAGTTGAAGCCCCTAAAGAAAAACTTTTTAAAAAACCTAAAGTAAATGTGTATAAAAAACATGATGACGAAAGTGATCTTGAAGTTGAAGCATTTGCTAAAGGTGAATTAGAGAAGTTTCACAGAGAGAAAGCAGAAACAGCAACCGTTCAAAAGGACACAGAAGCATCAGAAGAAATTGCAAGCTCAGATGACGAAGCAACTCCTTCAACTGAACGCCCTGAAAATGCCGAAGAACGTGTCTTTAAGAAACGCTATGGCGATTTGAAAAGACACTATGATTCTACACTTGGAAAGCATAAAGATGAAGTTCGGACTTTAAGAACTCAACTTGAGCAATCAACTAAACAGTTTGTTCCACCTAAATCTAAAGATGAATTAGAGTCTTGGAGAAAGGAATATCCAGATATTTATGAAATGGTTGAAACCATTGCAATGGATAAAGCGGATAATCGAGCAAAAGAGATGGAGGATAAATACCAAAATCTTCAAGTTCAACAAGAACAAATTGTAAAAGAAAAAGCTGAAGTAGAACTTCTTAAAATACATCCTGATTTTAGTGAAATTCGTTTAAAAGATGAATTTCATGATTGGGCTGCTAAACAAGATCCAGTTATTCAAGATTGGCTGTATGAAAATACAAGTAATGCCAGTCTTGCAGGAAGAGCAATCGACTTGTATAAAATGGATAAAGGTATTGGGAAGTACTCAAATAAACAGGAAAAGGATATTAAGAATGAAGCTTCTAAAGCAGTTAGTAAAACTAGAAAAGCTGAATCTACTGAGGGTGCTAAACCTAAAAAGATTTGGTCTAATTCTGAAATTGCTAAGATGAATGTTCGTGAGTATGCGAAGAACGAAAAAGAAATCGATAATGCTATAAAAGAAGGTAGAATCCAACCTTAACAATAATAAATTGGAGGCTAACACATGGCTACAATGGGACTGGCTACTGGCTACCAGAATTTACCTTCGGGTAATTGGGTACCAGCAGTCTATAGTCAAAAGGTTCAAAAGTTTTTCAGACGTGCATCAGTTGTTGAAGATATTACTAACACTGATTACGCTGGAGAAATTGAAAATTTTGGCGACA